CTTTTTCTAGTTCTTTTGTAAGTTTGTCGAAGTTACCACGACTTTGCTTTAAGTTTGCGAATGACATTATATTCTCCTTGTATTCGTTGTATTTGTATGTTGTCTATATTAGCGACATTACTATATATAAAAGTTTTCACTCTTTGCCGTAAAAAAATTATCACTCAGCCTTTCGTGGGATTGACCGGGAGGCGTACCCACAATTTTTCAGGAAGAGTCCCAGTTCTTTGAAAGAAGATGAGTCCCTACTAATAAACAAACAGTTAGTGTCTTGAGCCGTTTGGCCACTACCCTCTAACCACTTTGCCTTATGCCCTCTTAAGCATTGTTCAGCCAGAAAGAAACAAAGTTTCGAACCTTTGTTCTGCTGCTGAATGATAACTCTATTATACCACATTCCAGACTAAAAGTCAAGGGATAAATTGGTATAAAACTCGTTTTTATGCATATACTGTACATTGGGTAAACTATCCCATTGTGGCATACGCTGTGAAATCTTGTTATTACTATCAGGATTCACTTTAATAAACTTTATATTTTGATATCTAACCATAACACGACCCATTTGTATTACCCAATTCTGTGGGGTTACTGAGGATTCATCATGACTTAAATATCCGTATGTATCTTTGTATAGGTTATTTATAAAATCTGTGGTGCTGTACATATCCATACCTATTAGGTAACATGTCTTTGGTTTTTCTACCTTGCAACCTATATACATGGCAGTTGCACCTGATGACCAACCTGGATCTTCAGGACCACGTTCACCTTCCCAACCAGGATAATAATCACTCATAATATCTTTTAGTAATGTAATATTATAATCTGCAAGACCATATGTCCATGTAATATACACATTTTCAAAACCATCACCTTTCCATCTATCGTTAGGTCTCTCTTGATTAACAGTAGATGAACCATGAATAACAAAATTAGCATACCAGTTTTCTGGTGTGTGTTTCCATTCTCGTATTGTTGGTTCTTTCATGTTAGAAGTTTGTGCTTCTTTCATCATGTCATAAGTCTCATTAGGTAAATTTTCCCAATCACGAAAATAAACTTTATTATTATCACAATATCCACTACGATATATTTCGTGTTCTAACATTGGATCAACAGCAATTAAACCATCTACAACATGCTCACGATATATGGCATTACAGCCATAAACTTTACCTTTTGTTTTTAAAAGTTCTACGTCTATATCTTTACGACTTTCACCATTACCTAATATAAATAAATTCTCACTCACTTTATCATGTTCCTTAATATTAGTTTCATTCTCTCTTTGTTGTATGTCAGAAAAGGTGTGTATTTTATTATTTTCGTTTTCAAAGTAGGCCATATTATATCATCCGTAATTTTATTACTAAATTGTTTTGTGTAGTTTAGTAAACTGTTTAATATACATAATGTTTCTAATGATACTCTTTTTGCTAGATATGTCTTAACAAGTATAGGGTGTTGCCCTCTAGTTATTTTAAATATCTTATCAAAATTTTTATCACTCTTTCTTAATAACTGCTCCATGTCTCGTTCAAAGTAGTATGCAAGTCCATCAATTCTTTTTTGTCTTTCAAGGTATACATCATTATTCATATCCTTAATGTAAGGTGATTTATTAGATATGAAATTGCTAACAAAATAATTAGTAATATTATCGCCGTATTTTCTTGCAGCCTTAACAAAAAAGTATCTATCATTACGTTGTATAAACGTTTCGTACTTAGCATTAATCTCACCATTATACTTAAAGTAATCGTATTCATCTTTTGAAAAATGTAACTTAATACTAAGGTATTTTTTGTATGCTTCATATCCTTCTTGCATTACTCTTTTTCAAGGTAACTTATTATTTTTTCTGGTGTGCTTTCAACGTATGGATCACTATCATTTGAGAAATTATTAATACCTGGTTCTTCAGCAACGTATGTGATAATTTCGTTATCTATAATCATAGAGTAACGCCATGATCTTAAACCAAAACCTTGTTTAGGTTTGTTAACTAACATACCTAATGATCTTGTAAATGTGCCACATCCATCTGGTATCATTTTTACTTTCTCAATGCCTTGTGCGTCTGCCCATGCGTTCATTACAAAAGCGTCATTAACACTTATACAATAAACTTCATCTATGCCTAGTTCTTTCAATTTATTATAATTTTCTTCATAACCTGGTAATTGTTTTGATGAACAGGTAGGTGTAAATGCGCCTGGTAAACCAAACAATACAATTTTCTTATCTTTGAATAGCTCTATTGTTGATACGTCTTGCCATTCGCCTGCTGTTCTAAATTTAAAAGTGTGATGCAATACATTCATAAATCTCCTATATTGGTAATGTTGCTGTTTTTGGTAAAAAGTTTAAATCTTGTGCGTTCATTTTAATTTTATCTTTTAATGCTCTATTAATTAAATGTGTAATCTGATCTGGTTCTATTTCTTTTTCTTGACAGTAATCTAATACTGCGTCCATATGTGATAGTCTTTTTTTACTTGCTCGTTTTTCTATTAACAAGGCAAATTGTTTTGGTGTCATTCTTTCTCCTCTTGGTTTCCTTCGCTACGATTTCTAGCCCTCGTCAGGTATCTTACTCTCATTAGCGAAGGAATCGTTTACTATATCTAATAGTAATTCTGTGTCAAATATCCAATCCATGCCATAACCCATTAAACATGTTTGACCTGTTTCTTTAATCGTTAAAAATACAGAACCATTTTTTAATTCTGGACTATACCAAAATGATACCCATGCAAAAGTTTCTGAATTAGGATCACCACTTGCTTTTACATCTGACCATGCGATTGATTTTTGTTTAAATATGCTACTTGCATATGAAAACACTATTGGTCCATCACCACAATAGATTGGAACTTGTTGTGTTCCCATTACACCATCTGGAAATAAAGGGTGTTCCTCTGCTTTTACACTTGACGCATAAAATAATCCTACAATTAAAAATGTTATAAAGACTATGACGCTTTTATTCATTTTTTGTTTTCTATCCATTTATAAAAATCCTCTACTGCTTCTTTTAATTTAGGCAAGTAATCTACTTTGTTTTTTGTAAACACTTGCGTTGTACCTTCTTCCGTTGTAATTAATATAACAACTTGTGTCACTTCTTCACCAAAGTGTTCTTTATACATTTCTGAATATGCCGCACCTTGAATAAAATAGTTTTCAATCCAGTCTTCGTTCTTTTCTTTTGTTGATGTTTTAAAATCAATAATTGATAGAACACCATCATATTCAGCGACACAATCACATCTGCCTGCAACTGTATAATCACTAGAAAACATTTGTGCCTCTTGTAATCTTATATTATTTATTTTTGATAGTTCTGGTTTTAAAACATTAAACATCATTCTAGGTAAGAATTGTTTTTTATATTTGTCAACTTGTTCTAAATCAACATTGTTTAAATAATCTTCAACCATATTATGAACTGCCGTGCCACGATTTGCAGCCTGTATCATTACATGGTTTGCAACATCTTCGCCTACATTCTTACGCCATTTTAACAATCCTTCTTTTTGTCTGATTGATAAAACAGATGTAATGGATGGATAAGCTTCTTTAGTTTCTAGATGTTCGTAAAATCTTTTACCATCAACATTTTTTGCTTTGAGTGGTGGTAGATCATTTATTGGTGGTGTATGTGTAAATATCATTATATGCTCACTTTTAAAATTATATTATATCAGGTCTTGACTAAAAAGTCAAGGGTTATCTTCTAGTAAAAAAAGGGTCAGGTTTCTTTTCAGATTTCTGTACTTCTTGTAATACTTTCATAAACTTATCAAATTCTTTATGTGCTGTATATCTACCCACTTTATATGCGATATAAAGACAACCTACAGCAATAATCGTATGTGTTATTGGATCCATTCTTTTGCCTTTTCTGTCACTTCTACAACTCGTCTTGTCCACCCTTTACCAAAAGTCTCAAAGTTAGATAAACTTTCGTAATAGTTTTGTCTTGCATGTGCATAACTTTCAATAGTTTGTGCTATGCCATAATGTTCAACATATTCATTAATTTTACCTAGTGTGTTAGGACCTATGCCACCATCAACTGTAGTGTTCACAAGTCTTTGAATAAATTTTGCAGCACGACCTGGTCCTGCGTTTACAGCAAAATCAAATATCATCAAGTCTAGACCCTCAGGTAAATCATCACCTTTCACTCTATCCCAATAATTCTTTTTGTAAATAGGTTCAACATCTTCTTTTGTTAAATCTTTCATTTCTTTTTCGCCACCAAAGTCTTCGTAAACTCTTTTAGTGACACCTAAGTTTGTTTCACCGCCTGGATCTTTTGGGTGATTTACATAACCACCTTCGTGGTGTAATATTATTTCTAATGCTTCTGAAAATTTATTGCTCATAGTGAAGTCCCATTTTTATTTTGTTGATTAAATATGATTTCAATAGACCTGATCTAACAATGTCGCCAATGTCAAATTCTATACACTCTATTTCTTTCATTTGTTGCATGATGTTAACGAAATCTAAAATACCGTTTCTATCATTTGTCTTAGTTAAGTCTGTTTGCTGTATATCACCTGCAAACACAATTCTAGTGTCTTGACCTACTCTTGTCATAATAGTATCTAACTCATGAAAGTTTAGGTTTTGACATTCATCTACGATTATTACGCCATTGTCTATTGTAATACCTCGTAAGAAACTTGTTGATAAGAAATCTATAGTTCCTTGATTTCTTAAATTATTATACAACTGATCAAACGATCTCTCGTCTGGTTGTTTAAACATAAATCGTACCATGTTTTGATACGGCACTTGATATAGATATGATTTATCCTCTTCATCGCCAGGTAAAAAACCTATATCTCTTGTAGGCAATAATGAACGAACAATATATACTCGTTCTCTTGGTGATTTAGGATCTAGCACATCTTTCAATGCGTTGTACAATGCAACAAAAGTTTTACCAGTTCCTGCTACACCATATAAAAAAAGATTTTGCCCTTTTTGATATTGAGTAAAAACTTCTTTTTGATTATCTGTTATGGGTTTGATCTCTGTTAATTCTGTATGAGATATACCCAATGTCTTTTTTTTACTTACCATTTTATTTTCACTTTTTTTATGAGTTGTTGCTCAGTTTACATTTTCGGATTCTGTTTACCAGTATATAATATTCCTACCACTGTACTGCAACATATCTAATTCTATTTATATTTTTCCTTTTGCTCGTGCAATTTTTCTGTGTTTAGCAATGACTTCCTTAGTCTTTGCTTCTTTTATACCTTTACGTCTATAACGCTCACCTAGAGGACTCTCGGGATGTTTTTCTGCGATCCTACTTAAATGATCTTTCCAACCACTATCTGTTTTACTATCTATTTGACCTGTAGATGAAACTATATTCAATTGAGTAGGCGGTAATAATTCAATGTGGTCTTGTTTGATGAATTGTTCCATTTCAGCAATCATCATCAACTCTTCCCAAACTTCACCTGTCTCTTTATTTTCAAATCTATATGTTGG